GACAAAGAAGAATTGAAATTGTTAATGATGATCTTCATTCGGTTAAAATAGAAGATGGAATAGTAAAGTCTATTATTTGTGAGAGAGGTGAATATGAATCCGATTTCTTTATTGATGCAACAGGATTTAAAAAACTTTTAGCGCATAAAGCATTGAAGTCTGAGTGGGTTTCTTATGCAGATCGCTTTCCTGTCAACTCTGCTATTGCTTTCGCAACAGATGAGTCGGAGGAATATAATCTTTACACTAAATCAACCGCTAGAGATTATGGTTGGAGTTGGACTATACCAACTCAAACAAAAACCGGTAATGGATATGTTTTTTCTGATAAGTATATCAATGCAGATCAAGCAAAGAGAGAGATGGAGGAAGCTTATGGACAAGAGTTGCAGGTTAGAGAATTTAAATTTAATCCTGGTAGATTAGAACATGTATGGACAGCAAATGTATTTGCTGTGGGACTTGCACAAAGTTTTGTTGAACCTCTAGAGGCCACCTCTATCGGTAGCGTCATTCAAAGTATAGGGTGTTTCATGCATCATCTTCCTTCATGGAATGATGAACAGTGCAATAAAGATATTGCTAATATCTTTGATAATATCTCTGATTACGTTCAGGCTCATTATCTAACTAAAAAAGAAAACACCCCCTTCTGGAAGGAGGTGAAAGATAATATGATTTTGTCTGATACTCTAAAAGAAAATCTAGCAAAGTGGAAGCATCGACTTCCTTTAGCAGGAGATATTAAATGTAACTGGGGTATGTTTTTTGCTGCTAACTATATCCCCCTACTTTACGGACTAAAGTTTTTTGATATCAAATCAATTGGCATAGAATATAGTCAATATAATCCAGTCAATAATATTGATTTAAAACTGAAGCATCATAATGATGGAACTTTTTGGGTGTCTCATAAAAAGATGATCAAACTTTTGACTGATGGAATCTATTATCACTTTGATGAAAACTGATTGATGTAATTAATATGAGTGATAGTCTCTACAGAAATTTCTTTTAGTCTCGGAGGTGGGAAACCTGTGCTCCAAGAAATATCTTTGGCAGCAGTTGTGTACCAGAACATCATGAATTCAAATCGAGACATGAGTGTGGGAGGTACATCAATCATCCAGTCCATGAACTGATCATAGAAACTACAATTCACATTCTTTTGATCAATCCAGAATTGTGTATCACCTCTAGAACATGTTTTATATTGATGTAAGATAAATGAACACCAAAATTCATATTCTCTTTGAATCTCCCAGTTGATATTTGCAACTCCCTGCTTAAGGGATAGTGTGTCACATTCATTATAAATTTCTAAAAGAATTTCAGACAGACAATCTAAACTGGTAAGAGTGATTGCAATCCCTGGAGCATCGAGTGGTTCTAAAAATCCCTGCGCCATTCCAATAGAACAATAATTCAATTTGAATGGATCAATTGCGACTTTAGGAATGAAGTCAACTATTTTTGGTTGAATAGTTTTGTCTCCGATGTCGGATGTAAACTCATCTATAGCCTCATCAGTACTGATGTGATTTGTACTGAAAACATATCCAGTTCCAATCCTTGATTGTGTAGGAGTAATCCATCTCCATCCATACTTCATTGTCTTTGCGACAGTGAATGGATGAAATTGTTCCTTTTTATTGGTGTACTCTAGAGGAAACACAATTGCTTTATTAGTTAAAAGATATTGAGAGTAATCTTTATATGAAGTACTAAAAACATTATGACTTCCTGTGCAATTGACAAAGTAATCCGCAGTATACTTACTCTTCTCGCCAAATGCAGTATTGATTTTATCACCCGAGTAATCACATCCTGTAATGTTATCTTCTATAAGTTCAACTCTAGGATCATTTTGAAATTCTTTTTGCATGAATTCAATAAATTTGCCTGCGTCAAAATGCCAAGAGTGTGGATACTCTTCTGTGTTTATGGACACTTCATTTTTATTTGAAAATTCAATCAGTTGAGATCCAATTAGTTCGTGAATATGATCATCTTTTCTTTTGCGAGATAATAGTTGTCCCCATGTCTCTTCATTACCAATGCCATTTCTATTAAAAAGGCATGAGGGCTTAAAGTGATGTAAGAAATCTTTGTCACTCCACCCCTTATAATAGACGCCATACTTTACTGCAGCATCTGATTGCTGAACAAATCTCTTAATTAACTCTGGATTGTCTGACAAAAAGTTTTCGAAAAAACTAAGAGTTGTGCTTTCACCCACACCGATAGAGGGAATTGTAGATGAACCAATAATTTTTACTGACTCTACAAAGTTAAGTTTGAGAAGTGATGATACTGTGATCCATCCGCTTGCACCTGTGCCAATGACAACTACTTTCATTTTTTCCATAAGAAACTAAAGGGACATTTTGGTTTATCAGAATTGAAAATAGACTCGTTGTAATCATAATCGACAGAGACTTCTGATCCAATATATTCTAATCTACTAACCATTGAGTCATATTGTTTCTTATCTATTTCACTTTGGATCATCTTAAAATCATCATTCTGATTTGATGAATGAAATTTGATAAGGTATAGTGGATCTCCTCTTCTAATAATGATGGGTTTTGTGCTGTCAACAATTATTGCACCTATGTTTACGTTTCTACTCCACTTACTAAGATTGAACCATGCACCACAATGATAAAAGTTATTGTTAATTGAGGTAAGAGGATGTGGAAGAACTGAAATCCAAACGTTCTTTTCTTTTGTCCAATAAAAGTTTGTGAATATATCTGTAAATTGAAGAACGTTATGCCCTTCGACGTTCCAATTTTTATTAAGGTGAAGATACTTCCTAATCTCTTGCTCGTTTAAATTGTCAGAGTAGAATTTTCCATCCTCTAAAATTTGAAGAGTGAATGTTGAGGGAGCAGTATATACAAATGTTTTACTACTTTGATGTCTCCATGCAGGACATCTACCAATGGTGATATTACTAGGGTAAGTTTTATCAAGTGGATTAATTGGAATGTTTAGTTCATCTTGTGTCGGATTACCCGGAACAGGACTATAATATATTTTTTTCATAACAACATTGATTTATTTGATTCTAACATACTTGTCAAAAAATTTCATTTAGTATATAATTTATATTATATAATCTACTTTTACTTGGAGCAGATGAAAATCTTCCTTGATACCGCAGACACGAATATTATTGATGAGTACTTTTCAACGGGACTGGTTGATGGAGTAACAACTAATCCATCTTTGATTATGAAAAGTGGTAAAAATCCTGAAGAGGTATATCAAAAAATCAAAGACATTGGCGTTCCTGACATCAGTATGGAAGTGATGGGTAATGCCCTTGAAATGTATGATGAAGGTATTCGTTTGTACGAAAAGTTTGGTGACGTTGCCACTATCAAAGTTCCATGCACCAGAGACGGCCTGATCGTCTGTAAGCGTCTTTCCGAGCAAGGCATCAGGGTTAACGTCACACTTATCTTCTGTGCCTCTCAGGCAGTCCTAGCAGCAAAGTCGGGGGCATCATATGTCTCACCTTTTGTTGGACGCTTAGACGATCAGTCAGTAGCAGGCCTGGAGGTTGTAAGATCTATCTCTGAGTTGTACCGTATCCATGGAGTCAGAACGCAGGTTCTCTCTGCTTCCATTCGTAGTGTTCAACGTGCAATTCGTTCATGGTACAATGGTGCTGAGATTGCAACGATGCCCCCTAAAGTATTCGATCAGATGTATGATCACATTCTTACTGACAAAGGTATGGAGATTTTTGAAAAAGATTGGGAGTCTGTAGGTGTTGAAAAATAATGCCTATAGTTTAATAGATGAAAACAATTGGAAGAGAGTATACAACGATGGACATCTTCATTTCTGGAGTTCTTTTGAAATGCAGACACCCTTTGCTCCTAGTTTAAACCTTCCATTTTGGTTAGATGATGTTTCTTATCATGACATCAAAAGTGTCATAGATGTAGAGTTGTCAAACTTTTGTACAAATGATCTCTGGGAATCATATAATATTTTTGATTGGAAACACCCTTGCATTCAAAATTTGAAAAGTCAAATTTGTAAAAGTCATGCAAATTTCTTGAGTGCATTGGGTTTACCAGATGAGAAAGTGTGGATTCGGGGGTGGGCTCAAGTTTTGAATATTGGTGAGGGAGTTGAACCTCACACACATTCACATCATGAGAACACATATCTCAGTGGGAATATATCTCTTTCCGAGGGAACAGTAACAGAATATGAGATTCCATATCTCTCCCCTGTATTTGGATCTTGGAAGGTGCAAAATGTCCCTGGAAGAGTTACTTTATTTCCATCATGGGTTCAACATTATGTACAACCTGTAAGTGAAAAAAGATACAGTATTGGATTTGATCTATTCAACCGCAAAACTTTTGATTTCATAGATAAAACTAAACAAAATAATAAACCTCAAGATATAATTTTACTTTCGGTACCCTCATGACATTTACAGTGTATTCAAAGGATGGATGTCCTTACTGTGATAAAGTTGTATACGCACTACAACTCGCAGAACTCAAACATGTGATATATAAACTTAACAGGGATTTTACTCGTAACGAATTCTATGATAAATTTGGAGCAGGATCTACCTTTCCAAGAGTTGTCAAAGATGATACGATAATTGGTGGATGCACTGAAACTGTTAAGTATCTTAGAGAACAAAAATTAGTTTAATGGATCATGAAGTTTACGAAATCGTAGAAAAATCAATAGACGATGCTTTCTTACAACATAGATTTCGATTAAAACTTTATGACTATTTTAAAGTAATTAAAGCAACAAAAAAAGATGCAGATGAGTTCATCATCAGCAGTACTTCACAGGAAATAAGAGATCTTATTTTTGAATTAAATGAGTATTTAAAGGGTGGACAAGATGATCAGCATAAACTATTACGTGAAGCCTATGGGCATATTCCAAAACCACAGGCAAGAAAAATCAAAGTATTTTTAGAAGGCATCCTTGCCGATGCTCAACAATACAGTTATGATAGAAAACCTGGACGACGAAAAAAACCCTCTAAATAAACCAGATCCTCACTTAAACCGTGGGGTAGAGTTATTGCTCAGGAATAGGAGGAGAGCTGAACCGCCCAAAACTTTCCAAATAAAATTTGGAAATATGATTACTTTTTTAAAAAGAGATATTGTATTTCATTTTAATTTCTATTTGGACATAAGGAAAAGATAAACTATCGGAGGACGGGAAAATGTTAGCAGTAACATTGACGATTGGAACATTAGTTACGATCATGTTCTTTTTTGTAGGAGGTATGCTAGGATGGCTAGTAAGAGAACATGCTTACAACACTCAACCAGTTTATACTCATCCCGAAATGTTTGATGAGAACGGTAATGTTCTACCTGATGAAATTTTAGCAGTGAGATTTGAAAACGATTATGGCGACAACAACGAAGACGAAGAAGAAGGTTGAACTTCCACCCAACCCTTTTCTACATGAAATTCTAGATCTAGTTAGTAAGCAAAGAACCAAAGTAAAAAAAATTGAAGTGCTTCAAGAATATGAGCATGATGCAATTAAATCTATTCTTATTTGGAACTTTGATCAAACTGTGATCTCTATTCTACCTGTAGGAGATGTTCCATTTAATAAGAATGAAGTTCCTGTTGGTACTGATCATACCTCTCTTCGCAGAGAGTTTAAACATCTATACAATTTTGTAAAGGGTGGTAATGATAGTCTCTCTGGTTTACGGAGAGAAACAATGTTCATTCAAATGCTTGAAGGATTACATCCTGAAGAAGCAGAGATCCTCTGTCTTACTAAAGACAAAAGACTTACAGAAAAGTATAAAATTACTTATGATATTGTTCAGCAAGCATATCCTGATATTCAATGGGGCGGCCGCAGTTGAGAGTTATTAAAGAGGATTGTGATCCTAGTGTTGATAATGCTAAAGATCTTCCTAATAATGCATTCCTTGTTACATATAAAAAGGAAGGTGCAGAGCATCACGATTTAGTCTCTGCCGGTAAACAATCTGAAATTTTTGATACTTATTATGATAAGTACAAAAAAGATTTTGTTACCATGAAACAATCTGAAGGTAGGATTAGCCCAAAACTCTGGGGTAATCCTCCTCCTAAAGATAAAAAGAAAAAATCATGAAAGGTTTTGGAGGATTCACTAACAATCCAGAAAAAGATGGAAATGTTAGATTTGAAATTGATACTAATGAAGTAAATAAACTTATCAAAAAATATAAAAAACTTAAAAAGTTTCAAAAATCAAATCTTGCAGAAGTATCTAAACTTTCTGGGATAGAGACACCACTCGATCGATTAGTTAATGAGTTTGGAATTAACTCAGAAGCAATTGAATAATAGGTAAACATTGAGTGGTAAATAAATACCTTAGCAGAAGAGTGCGTATGCTTTCGACGCAATACCGACTGAGACTGGAATTTATCTGTAAATGTATTGCTAATGGCGAAGAAGTAAAACTAGACGATATGATCTGGGCAGAAAAACTTGCTAAGTCCCATACACTTGCTAGAGATTGGTTACAAAAAGCAAGAAGACAATCTGCTCAACAGATTGAAGAGGGTAGCATCGATGATTTTATGAATAGGATGGGTTTAGGAGATCCCGATCCATCCAATCATAAAACGGGATTCTCTGATGCTGATGATATTAAAGACTGGTTTCATACAGATAAACCTGACGACTGGAGGCAACGTGACTGATTACGTTTGCATTACATCATGGGATAAACAATTTCAATGTGTGCGCTATCATTATGTTCATAAATCATCTCCCAATCCAGTAAGAGAAGTAAAAAATTTATTCCCATTCGAAGAAGTATATGAAAATGCAAGCAGTAATTTACAGTAACGGCAGTCAGGAGTGCGAAAGAGCTTGTATGCTCTTGAAAAGTATTCATGAAGATTTCCATGAATATATTTTAAACGAAGATTTTACTGACAAACAATTTCATGCGGAGTTTGGTGACACTGCTGAGTACCCACAGATTGCTATTGGACTCAAGCATCGTGGAGATCTTAAGAAGACATTAAATTATTTGAATAAGCATAATTACATATGTTCGTGTTGATACCAAGACACTTGACTAAATAGTGTATGAGGCCTATAATAGGCCTGACGTTCATCCCTTCGGGGACGCAAGTAAGTCGCGGAACGGAGCCGTTCATCCCATGATTGAAATTCTTTTATATTCATCACTCAATTGTCGAGACGCCGATAGCATTATGCTACGGATGTTGAACAACGAAAATGTTAACAA